TTATATTGCTTGTAATGCATCAATTCCGAATAGCGATACAGCAAATTTTTCGGTTGCTCTTTTACGTAACTGGTAAACTGATTGACGTTGACTGTATCCAAGCAGTTCAGCAATCTCTTCTTTATCCATCTTCTCCACATACCACATGACTAATATATCCCGATACTTCTCACAGCCTGGGTCCCGGCATATTGAGTCCAACACATCATCTATCTTCTCAATCTCCACCTGAGTCCGATCCCGAATTTCCTGCCACTTTTGCAGCTGATATAACTGGTTCAGCGTATTCACAGGTCGTCCCGCATGAATACCTGTCGCTTCCAGCTGTGCCGTCCTAGCTCCCTGTGGCGCTGTCTGCCACGTAAGTTGAGATATCATCCAATCAGCATGCTCTATGCTTTTTCTTAGCTCCCGATAATATAGTAAATAGTTTTCTGCCTCCCTTATGAAATCCACCCTAATCCCCTCCCCGTATTGTAACGCACCGAAGCAGGCACCTCCCCAAGTGCCTGCTCTTGCTTTATCTTGCGTTCCAGCTACTTTCATATACCCCTTTATTGCGCCACAAGCTATACGGCTTGCCCGCGGTTATGGCTTTCATAATTGTTCACCTTCTCATGCCAAAATTTGTTGATATCAAATTTATTAATTTTGGGTTATAATAATAGGCAATTGTTATAGAGTGACGAAATGACAATATCAATAAGCGAGTTGATGCTATAATGGTTCAAAATGATTCAGCATCATCTTTATCTTTAGAAATTGTCTATTACTATGATAATAATAATGAAATTAGTGAAATTAGGATCTATCGCAAAATAAACACCTACTATGATAATGATGGCAACATTATTAAATCTATTATCGAAATTCGATTTAACTTAGATCAAAACGGATAAATCTCATTCTTAACGATCATATATGATTTCGCCATCTCTATAGCAAGATTACACAAATTAGCCTCCCGCATAATATTTTCATCTCAGTCAAGACCACTCTCTAGGTCTTGATTTTTTTATGCTATTCTATATCCCTTTAACATTATGTTAACTTTTGCATATATTATATTGCGGGCAGCAAAATTTCCAAGTCAATTATTCGATCTAGCCAGGATAGCCTCCCCGCCTGGCTATTTTCATGAATACCTCGCCAATAAATTCAACATCAGCTTCTTTAACTGTTTTATAAGCCATATTTCCACCACAGGTGCAGCTCAAAGTTTCTTATGCTAATCCCTATCTTGGATCAATTCTTTCTCCACGTTCTGCCTGTATTAACAACTCAAGATACTGAATGGCCTTCTCTAAGCCCCTTTCTGCCTGCCCTTCAAAATTATGAAGGAGAATATATTGAATGACGCTGCCATGCAAGAAGCCTTTAAATTGCTCTGGTAGAAGATATCGCTGCATAACCTCAATGAGTTGTAAGTCAGAATCGTCTTCCTTTGGCCGCCACGCTGGCAAATCAGGGCCACACAATCTAGTGCTACAATTGAATTTTGCTTTTCCAGAACACGTTTCACATGATTTATCCACCCCGTCACACCGCCTCAATCTCAATTTCAACACGCGGATTCTGCTTGTCTACGTAAAATTCATCCCGAAACCCGACTACCTGCCCCCAACCGTCACCTGTCAATGTCCCCGTCGCTTGCATTGCGTCTAGAATAAACTTTTTCGCAAAGGCTATGTTATCCTTATCACGTTTCCGATTCGGCTCGTACCAGCTAAATTTTAACGCCACAGCAGTAAATACTTGGCGTCTTAGCTGTCTTTTTACTTCCCAGCGGATTATTTCTTCGGCCTGCTGCTTCATTTCAGCACCCGCGTATTTGTTGGCACGACAAGCCTCGATATAATCGTTTAGTCCTGGCAACTTGCCAGGTATCACTAGTTTACTCATTGCCCCCACCCCTAAATATTCGGCAAGCTTTTTGATTTTCACGCACGACTATGGCGATGCCAGGATGATCCTCTGTTTCATAGCAGACCAGCATACCGGGATAATTTACAGCGTTTCTATAACAACACATGCCGCATTTTAGCTCACGCTCTATCCGCCGCATGGGCATTTCAGACTGCCTCTTTCCCGATTTGCTCTGCAATACTCCCGACCAAGGTCTTCACTGATGGCCCCATAGTTTGCAGCACTTTGGTGTTGATACGAGTCTCTTTCTTGCGCTGACACACTGCCTCATACATTTTCAGAAATTGTGCCCGTACAGTCGCGATGTTATCTGTCGGTGTTTCACATAGGCCAATCCATCCCATCGACAAGGCTGCTTTCTCAATCTCTGGCGTGCTAAACACGGGCTTTTTGTAAACAAAGGCTTCTTGCATCTGCCGCTGTACCTCGTTCCATGCCTCGTCACCATCTTTGCAAGCTGTCCCTGTAGCTACTTCCACCATTTGCTGTGCGGCTTCCATGATCTCGGCTATGCTAGGGAAGAACTTGCAGGTTCGCATGCATTTCATAACCCCTGCCTTGAGTTCTAATTCCGTTAACTCACTAAGGGCAGTTGCGTAAACTTTTACCGTATCGTTGGTGATTTTCGCAGCTGGATAGGCCAAAACAAGCGGTGTTAATAATTTAACTGCTAACACTTTGTCCATTCTCAAAATCCTCCAGTACGCTGTTAATCATATCCATTCCTTGTGATCCTTTGACAGGCTGAACTTTCTTGCAGTCGTCTTGGTAACGATCAACAACCCAATTCAAAATAGCCCGGTAATCGCTTTTGTACTTCTTGCCGTTGGAACCCTTGTAATTATCAAGAATCTCGATCATTCGCTTAGCTCCGTGTTCACCGTGTTCCGCTACAAGTGACGAATACTCGACATTGGTCAAGCTGACGAACTCGGCAAATTGGACTTTGCTTTCGCGTTTATCTCGCGCCTGCGCGCGTTCGGATTCAGATTCGGATTCCGATTTAGATTCGGATTGGATTGGATTACGGGGACTATTGCAATCATCTGATATCAATTGATTGCAAGAAATATCATCTTCTGGCAATGGATATTTCGCTCGTTTAGCTCTGATTTGCTGATGATTTTCCCATGTTGCTATTTTTAAATTTCTATTATGGTTATAAGTGAATACCAACCCGGCATTAATCAACCCTTGCAACCATTTTTCAATCTGTTTGATCGTGAATATCCCGATCTTCAAGGGAAAACATTTTCCTAAAATAATTTGCGGTCTGGCGTCCATAAGACCAAAATCATCACAGTTTACAATCAACCTGTAGAAAAGTCTTTCTTCATCTGGTGATAGCCCGTCAATCGTATCTGACGTGCAAATGCTTTCTTTAATAATCCGGTTAGGCATTTAATCATCCCCCGCCGTAACCTCCTGATTTTTATTGTGTAGGGCAGCCTAAACTGCCCTACTACTTACCCCAAGCCTAAGATTTTACTAACAACCTTGTGCTTTTCATAAGCTGACATGCTAGGGGGCAATTTAGAATCAAAATTCAACTCTAATTGCAGCTTCTTCAAGTCATCTAAATGCTTTTCATAACACACGGGGCCATAGCCTCGCTCCCGCGATAGCTGATTTGATAATTCCCTGCCACACTTTCTGCATTCGCTCACTTTTTATCACCTACGCTATTTTTTTGTACTTAGCGCATACGCTGAGAAAACGGTTGAGTTCTAGCTGACTGTGAATTACATCGTTCAGCGAATTAAGCTGTGTATTGTAGTGATTGACCGCAATTTCATCAACGGCCGCCTCGTCAAGACCAAAATTTCTAATCGATGCCCAAAAGCTTTTCCAGTTAAGGTCATCATTGTGCTTATGCTTTTCTTCCTGCCGCATCTTACTAACCTCTTGCTGCCCTTCTCTGATTGTCATATCCGCTTTAGGCTTGTCCGCAACAGTCTTTTGCTGGGCTGATCCTGGCATAGCCCACACGGGAAGTTTTGGTGTTTCATCAAGGACATAACTGTTGCCTTGTTTTCTGACTTTTACCCATTGCGCGTCTAGTTTATATAGATATCTACCAATGCCCCATTGGTAAGCAGCTCGTTTCATGGCATCTGACAGGCCGCCTTTAATCGCCTCCGTTGCGCTGTCATCAGCCCCGTCCCATTTCGTGATCCATTCTTTTCTGTCATCATCCCAAATTGATATACCGCATATTTGAGAATCATTTTTCCATTCTCTAAATTCATTTTTCCAGCCGAAGGGTCCGAATACATCATCAAGCCTGTTTTGAATGGCGCGATTCGTAACATATGCCAAAGCCAATCCTTTGGACTTGTCTGTAGTCGTGCTGCCAACACGCCATTCAATATCATCTGGGCTAAATGGCTCTTGTAACTTTTGCATAACGTTGTCCATTGTCAACCGCTACCCCCTTTGGCTCTACATAACGTACTAGCTCTCGGCTCATGGGATTGCGCCACAGTTCACCATCACGCGGCTTCTGCTTGCTATACTTCCATCTAAGGTAAGGGTTTATCAATTCTGGCCTTGTACATTTTCCGGCCAAAATGTCAAAAGCGTCCGTAATTCCGTAATCATCCCCAAAACTCACGATGCCACCGCCTTGCTTAAGGGAAATTTATCGCAGGCTACATTTAACTTTGCAGTTAGTTCATGAAGCTGCTCCCTTGTCAATGTAATGCCTACTTCTTCACTTTTTGAAGCCATACGCAGTTTGAAATATTCATTATCGATAAAATTTGAGTCAAGAATTTGATGTTCTATTGCATCAATTTCAATCTCATTGCCAGCTGCATATAACGTCACTGTTATCATGCTCATAGCCTCCTAACTTTTTTCATCATTCTCCGTATCCGTCCAGCACATCGCTGACAGACAATCATCTTGCCAACGATTTCAAACTTCACACCGCGCCAACCACAACAATCACAATGCAATGAGCGGTATCTCATGACGCTTTAACGGCTTTCTTTTCCCGCAATAACTTACGCAATTCTGCAACGGTGCCAACAAAGTAAACAATCTTTCTTTTCACATTGCCGCCTCCTAATTGACTGAAAATAATATTTTGTGCTATAATTTCAGTAGATTATATTTTCTTGCCCGTAAAAGTCGTCTGTGTTCCACCACAGGCGGCTTTTTCTTTTCTTCAAAAACTTGATAAGGTCCACCCGAAGATTAACTAATTCTGGCGCATCATAGGCAATTGACATAGCCTTTGTCGCCTCAATTTTTGGCAACCCTTGCCCTTTCTCCCAGCGTAACAAAGAACGGTCGGTGCAAATAATCTTGTCGTCTTTTTCGCCAAGCATGTTAATTTTCATCATCGCCTGAATATATGACCAGCCTTTCTCTTCTCTCGCTTTTCGCAAGGCTTCACCGAATAACACAAATACAGACATTTAATTCGCGCTTTTCTATCGCGCTACGCTCCCTCCTACATGGAATAATAAACTCATGAAGAATCCTCACATTTCCCCACTCCTCCTGCCAGCTCCCCGGCAGGATTCCTTTTTTACTATCACCCCTATTTGCTTAATTTCTTTGCCAGTCTTACAGCATCAGGCGGCCTTCCACGGTATTTCCTTTTTTCCAGTACTCTTTTGCTTACTGGAAATGCGATAGGGGTTACGGGCGCATACATTGCTCTTTCTGTTGCTTCAAGCTTGGCTATTTGCTCTAACGCAATTAATGCAGCTTCAACATGCACATGTAGATTTTTTCTTCCTGATTGAACAGTGGGAATTCTTCCTGATTTGGCATACTTGCGAATTAAATTTTCGGCTAATCCGACTCGCTTAGAGAAATTTCGTATAGATTCAAACTCAGGAATATTATCCAT